CGAATCCTTCAGCCGTTTTAAGACGGTTGCTGGATACGGTGGCACACCGATGACCTACACGATGGTCAACAACGAGAGTCTCCGTACCACTCTTGGTCTGCCAAATGAGTGGCGAAGCGAGCGTGATCGTCAGTTGTTTCGACAGCTGTGTCACCTCATCTTCGGAAAGGCCAAACTCGGCTCCCTGCCTGTAAACCGCTTCTCAACTGGCGGTTTTCCCTTCTTCGACACCGACTATAAGAAGAAGGTAGCTCTGGTAGAGCGTATGCTTGACCCCGCACGTGTGGGGAAGATCATGCGACTCGCCGAGAATCGCAACGTTGGGCGATTGATGAAGGATCACGATCTCGTGATCGCATACTTCGTCAACAAACGGCGACAAGAGGACCGCAAGGACAAGAAGCGCTACGCCATGGACTTCGAGTACGCGGTTTCTTCTGGCAAAAGAGGATCTAGGGTCCTCATCAACAAGGACGTAGTCATCAGGGGCCAATTGGTTCCCGACTTCTCGGCTCAGCGACTCAGACCAGTTAAGGGCTCTCCCATCCAGCTCACCGCACTGCTCCAACCCTTTGCCGCCGGTCATCGGCGTCACATGGGCGATGAGTATTGGTTCACGTGGAAACACACCACCGTGGATCAAAGAGCTGAGAAGATGAACAAGTTTGGTCATGCCTTCGGTACGGATTACTCCGACTACGACAGCACCTACCCCTACTTTATGAGAGAGGAGATGCTGAGCGTGATGTCGGAGTACTACCATCCTGGCGTGCTCGAACTGTGCCGGCTCTCATTCAGTGCACCTTATTTTCAGCCTCCGGTCATCGAGGGCGGCGAAGGTAAGTGGGTCGGCAATCCAGAAGACATCAGGGATTACATCTTCAAGTCAGGTATCGTCTCCGGCAATCCATTCGTGGACGTCGAAGGCAAGTTGGGTGGCGTCTTTGACGCCATCTCAAAGCTTGACAAGATGCTTGGTGATATGGACGTGCGCATGGAGAACTGGCTTCGCGGTGAAGACAAGCTCAGTGCAGACATGAACATGGGGGATGACAACCTTGCACTATTCTCGACAAGCACGTTGCGTGACGAGTTCAAGGAGTATACCCTGGCAAAAGACGCCAAGGGAAACTACAAGTACTCGTACTTCGCGGCAGACGTCGAGAAAGGACAGGTGTTCACTGGCAACCTCACCACCTGGTGGAATGAGAAAGGCGAACGTACTGACATGATGCGAGTGATCCCTCGCATTGGTAGTATGATGCGCTGGTTCGTTCCGGAACGTGGGATCGGTTCGAAGTTCAGGCGTTACTGGCCAATTGGCTTCTATGAGCGCCAGGCACTGTACGGAGCTAACCCTTCGTTTGGACACGCTTGGGAGATCGTGAGCCGTCACTGGGAAAAGGCGACAGGTACCAACCTGGACGCGCTAGCAGGGAAGGCACTCGACGCGCTTCGCATGCCAGACGTACCCTACGAGTCAGCGATGGATTTGGAGGTCCTCCTAGACCCCGAGAAGTTGCGCTATAAGTACGACGAGGACCAAATCTCCGACAAGGTCAAAGACCTCTTCGAACACCCAGTCGATCGTGACTTGGTGAACGGCTATTTCGAAAAACATTACTCTGGAGCTATTTATGGGTAAACCCGACGACAACAAGCGCATCACGCGCCGCCGCAAGACCGGCTTGGACAAGATGAAGGACGTCATCAACGGCGCCGCCGATGCGGTCATTGGCCAAGACGGCCTGGTCGCACAGACGCCGACCTTGAATGACGACCCGATTCATGTTGCGCAGCCAAAGCGCACGTGCGAACTGGTTCTGGGCAACCGTCGCTCGTGGATCGACTTCGACAAGGGCAATGTCATCGAATCCGGCTATCGCAACGACAAGCAGATCTCGATCGTCAAGGGCCTCGACTGGCAAGCTTACCAGGCCGAGGATGCCTTCGGTGTGCCGATCAGCTTCGGTGAAGACACGGTCACGCTCCCCTACGGCATGTCTTACGTCGCTGGGCCTGCACGCGGTGGCAAGTCCTCCTTCCTGCGCTACATCGCGCATGAATTGAAGCGGATGGACTTCGCCCTCGTCAGCGTCGTCGAGATGGGTGAACCGGTCCCTAACGCGGATACCGACGACGCTGCTGTGCTCGAGGTCATCCTCGAACACATCATGAACCACCCTACGGAGCCGTCGATCATCCTCGTCGACTCGCTGAAGGCACCGATCTTCCGCTCCTCCGGCGCGGCAGGCGCTGGCGGTATCATCCGCCCCGTCTTCCAGGACCTTTCGGACCTGTCCTCCATCTGCGCGCGCTACCGCATCGCAGTCGTCTCAGTCCTCAACTTCGCCACCACGAAGGACGAGGACTTCAAGCTCGGAGTCCAGACCGCAGAGACGAATGGAAACGGCGTCTTCGTGAGCACTGGGCGCTCGAGCGGCGGTGACGCGATCAAGTACACGTATGAACTGCGTGACTTCGTTCGCGGCCCTCGCTTGAGTGGCAGCGTCGGTATCGGCATCACTTCGCTCCAGGGCGGTGGTTCCACCAACCATCCGCATGCGGCTGTTCCACTTTCCGCGATCACCCGCACCATTCGCGCGGGCAAGGCACCTGACCTCATGGTCGGCGTG